TTATCTTATCTCAATATGGTTAATATCGCTAAGTTCTACTTCTGTATTTCCAATAACAATCTTATCTTTATTATATCCTTTTACCAGTCCAACAATGTCAGGCTGTATCTTCTTGTCTAACGTTTTTTCTTTAAGCTGAACTGAAACTAATTTATTATTTGCAAAGGCTTGCAACAATACCTGGCTAACCTCAGTTTCAGACATTGTATCTTTTTCGGTATATACTTTAGCTTTTTCTTCCTTGTCGCGGTTGAGAGTTGCTATGTGGTCGCTAAGCATGAAGCCTTGCCATTTCTTCATCCCACGATCCTGGTAATTTTTAAAAAAGCTGTTGACTGTGTCATTAAAATTGTTCTTCATAATAGCCACCAAACATTTGTTTGCATTAATTATAAAATGCAATTGATGAGAGTGCAAGTTGGAAGACTTTAATTATTTTGGACAATAAAAAAGCCACCTTAGTACTAAACTAAAGTAGCTGTCAAATAATTTAAATTATTTTCTCCAAAGTGTGCAAACTAGGGCGTATGGTTTGTTGTTGATAACATCTCCAGCAACACAGTTTGAAATTTTTGAAAAATCATGATTTAAAAGTGCAACTTTTTCTTCCTTTAAATTATCGAGCTCACTTTGCAAACTAGAATTATAATTTTTTGCTTCATCAAAATCGACAATTTTATTGCCAAATTTGTATTTTCCGTTTAATATATCAGCAATTCTTCCGTCAATATATTCTTCGTCCCAAACTAGTGCATAATCTTCTTCCTGAGCGCTTAAATTAGCCTTTTTTGATAGAACTGCAAAAATGCTTTCTTTGTTCATGTTGTTCTCCTTTACTTCAATTAATTTTTTTAAGTTTTTTAAATCCTCTTGTGTTGCCAGTTTTCTGATAAATCGTTTTGCCTGAGATCTAGCAACAATATATTTTTTTTGCTCTTTGTGTTTTTCATCCCATTTTTTGCTAGCTTTTAACTGAGCCTCACTTACTTTGGCCATTCATTCATCTCCTAATTTTTTGCAACTAAAACTAAATTATCCTCACTAATCAAATTTTGTTGTTCTTTAGCAATGTCTAATGCATCGTCCCAGGTTAACATATCGCCCTGGCTTATCATGTCTTCAAACGGCTCTCTTGCATCAGCAACTTTGAAGTAATTTTTGTCTAATACTACGTAAGTGCCATAATAGCCCTCGAAGTATTGCCAATTTTTGAGAAACAAGCAGTGGTCACGATCTAACTTAAGCACATAATTGGTCCAGCCTTTGTAGCCCATGTACCCAAATACATTGTCAGGACTAATTCTGATTAAAACCTTGCTTTCATCATCGTTAACCTGCTGTTTAAAATCCCAATATTTGTGAGATTGATTTTGATACTTGAAACCTTTGAATCTGTAATCGTTAAAACTTGTAGTTGACATTTTTGAAGTTCCTTTCTTTCTTCATTTACCTTACAACATTATAATATACGTTTTAACGTATAAAGTCAACTACTTTTTGCAATTTTTCCTAAAAAAAGCTAAAATTATTGTTGAAGTTTTGAACTAACTTCATTTACCTTATGCTCCCGTTTGGGAGCTTTTTTATTGCACAAAAAACAAGCCACCCAGAAATTAATCTGAGTGGCTTGTTAATTAATCCATCAAATAAGATGGCTCTATGGGAGCAGGTGCTCCATATCCGATGATATATAACTTAATATCAACGGCGTTGGCACATTATTAACCAACTGTCATATTCTAGCTTATTTAAGTTAAATACCTATGTTTATTATACTTGTTCTAATTTAAATGTTCAAACTTGCTTCTTTTTAAAACTTGACAAAAAAGACCGAATTTGTAAAAAGATAGACATCGGTCGATGATGCTTATTTGAACTTACCCATAGACTTACCATATTTATCCTTGCCGACAATATAGCCATAGCCATTGGCACGTGGCTGCCTTAGCCATAGACGCTTAGGGCCTTGCAACACTGCATCATATTTAATTGCACTGCCCTTTGGTAATTTAGCAATCGCTGGTGCGCTAATGTGTGGCGAGGTATGCAATTTGAGAGCTTTTCCTAAAATAAAGGTTCCGGGCTTTTTAACCCAATTTGATTTTTTGCCGGCACTTTTAGCTGGTGCTTTTGCTGCAGGTGCTGTGCCACCTACACCATGAGCAACGTCGTGGGCAAACTGTGCCTTGCTAATACCGATACTTGAAAGGTAGCCATAAGGATCACTATGGTCAGTGTTGCCTAGATTATGAGTGACCCAGTTGTGTGTCTTAACTCCACGTTTAGCGCTCGTATCGAGCGTTAACGGTATACCGTACTTTTTAGCATATTCACGGATTAGACCGATATAATTACGGTAGGCTTTTTTTGCTCGTGTCTTATCGCTAAATTCACACAACTCGATTTGCATTGGTGAGAGCTGATTACCGTAGTATCCACATCCCCAAGCAACATAGCCTAGACCACCTACTAGGTAGCACTCTTTATCGTCTACTACCAAATGAACATAGGTTTGTGCGGTGTTAATGCCAGCTTTCATATTATGCGCAATAGCCCACGCTTCACCATTTGGCGTTGCGGTTGAGTGAGCCACAATAATATCTTTTTTAGCCAGAGCAGATGCTCCCTCATTAGCAGACAGTGCGTACTTCTTATTTAGTTTCATTTTTCACACCTTCCTGATAAGCTTTCTCTACCATGCCTTCAGCAGTCTCTTTCGTAATCTTCGCCTTTGATGCCTTGGCTTGCTCTAGCAAAGCGTCAGTGGCTGCCTGCTTCTTCTCTGCTCCAGAAACATCGGTATGTGTTGCCTGTTGCGTAACGATATATTGCGCTACGTCATACAGCCACTTCATTTTTTCAGCAAATGCAGGATTGTGCTGTTTAGCGTATTGATAGACAGCAACAATGCCGACTGCCAATAAGACAACATAGGGTAATAATGAATTTAATAGATTAATAAACTGAGTCATTTTTTTAAATCCTTTCAATAAAAAAAGAACACTACACAGTGTCCTCTAACTTCTTTTTTAATTTTTCGTATTTTTCTTCTAACTCTTTGCGTTTTTTACGTTCATTTTCATAATCTTCGGCTAAATTGTCCCTCTCTTTCTCTAAGGTCTTAAATTTATCTGCATAGTCCTCATGATGAGATTTATGCAAGACAGCGAAAAAAGTGGCAAATGCACCTATCAAGGCTGTTAAGACTTGAATTGTACTGATTAACTCATGCACTTAACCACCTACCTAACTTTTATATGCTGCCCTAATGATTAAGATAAAAATAATCACGTCTCCAATTACTGTATGTGCCATTCGCATTTGACCAGCTAAAAAAGCATGCCATAGTTGTGTGCATCCTAACATACAAACGACTGAACCACATAAAATTAAAAATATATGTTGCCATGCTTTACTTCTATTACCAGTAACAGCCATTAATATTAATGCCAAGCCTAAAACTGTGATAGTAATATCTAGTCTCTGGTCGTTCATGGTTTCAGTTAATTCTGGCGGCCAAAAGAAATAATCACGATCAAGCCAAAGAGAAGCGCCAATTGCAATAATTGACGCTCCCGCTAATGTTTGTTCAAAGTTTTCATTAATATTACTTAACAACCGGTGCCACATAGTCATCACCTGTTATCCTTTTGTACGCAGCTTCATCAATGGTCTTGCCTACGTAGTCAGCAATCATCGCTTTAGTGTACACATTGACGCTATAAAGATATTGGTAAAGTGACTCAAACATACTTATCATGTTCATTATTTAGCACCTCCATCTGTTGTGCTGTCAGGCTTATTATCAGTGGTTTGACTAGCCGCTTGTTGTGCGATAGCACTTTGCGATACCAGTCCTACTAATGTGCCGATCTGTTTGTTAATAGCCTCATCGCTGATCTTACCGCTAGCCACATCGTTCTTTAATTTTTCCAGGCTTTGAGACATCTCTGAAATCTGCTCGCCTTGGACTTTACTATCAGATTCAAACCAGCAGTATTTATTCCAGTCAAACATCGGAGATTTGAATTTAGGGTCTGGTGCTTCTTCGACAAAAGGATAACTTACCTCTGCATCTTTTGGGGCAAACCAGACTTCAAACGGCACCTTTGCCGTTGACTTATAAACTTGCTTAAAACTGTTATTATTAGTTGTTTCTGTCATTTATTTATTGCTCCTTTACTAAATTAATAAATTTTTTAATTTCTAAATTACCAGCTGTATTAGTATAGATACAATATATATTGTCATGCTTATCGACAATCACTTTTCCTGGTAAAGGCATAACAACATCTTTGTAAGAATCTAAAACTGGAAATTCATTATCAATCTGCCAAATCTTAGTTCCATCGGAACTAATTTTTTTTAGAAAAAAGTCTTTTTTGGAAGTTGTATTTGTAGTAGATGAAAAACTATAAATGTTATTTTGCGAATCAATTGCTAAACTGAAAGCATACCCATTGGCAATCCAAAGCTCTTTACCACTCTCTCCCTCTGCCTTCATTACAGTAGCATCAACAGCTACTATAAAATCATCATTATTATCAATACTTATCTGGATGGGGCTACCGCCTGCACCAATCTTATAATTAAAAACAACATTGTTATCAAAATTATTTTTAGAATATCTAATAATTTTTCTTTTATCATCGCCATCTTTTTCATAAAAACCAGCATATAAATAAGGGCCATTGTTTGTCGAGATTATTGGCAATGATTCCAAATTATTAAGTTCTTTTTTAGAAACAATGTTTCCATTGTAGTCCATTTTTAGAATATATTTTTTTTTCGGTTCAGATAAACTGATAGAAATATATATATTTTCATCATCAAAAGTAGCATTGCGCATATCAACAAGACAATTAAATATTTTTTCAAATTCATAATTAGCAATTTGCTTACCATTAACATCAATAACAAGACATTGGAGTTGACCTACTATAGTGCTATTAGTCAAGACAAATACACAAAAAATTTTATTATTTGAAATCTTTAAATCAACGTCAATCCAGTCAGATATATAACTTTTTTGCCAAATAATATTGCCATCAGGATCTAATTTAGAAATATAGCCACCGCTAGTAGCGATATATAGATTATTATCCAAATCCGTTGTAGCTGCTCTAAATGTTCCCATATTATAATTTTTAGTAAATAGTTTTTGAAACGTACTAGGCAAAGTTTGCCAACCATTACTCTTGTATAACAAGGCATCACGATAATATGCTCTTTGGACTACTTTTTTACCAATAAAAATGTTTGATAAATCCATTATTTCACCACCACCGCATAACTACTAATAACGTAATAGATTGTATCCGAATCATGTTTTGGCAGGCTTTGATATTGTTCCAGGGTTCCAATCCAAGTTTTCATTGTTATTTGATCTAGAGCAGCTATATTGCTATTAATATCAGTCACTCTTTGGTCGATCTCGGCATTAGTATAGCGACCAGTCTCGACGTTGCCGTCCTCATCTGGTGCGATTCCATCTACCGTTTTAACCTGTCCAGCATTTTCAATCTGTTTTTTAATGTCTTGAGCAAAAGCGGTCAGATCCTTGTCAGTTGCAACTTTGAGAAAGTCTTCCTTGCTTGTTGCGTCGGCTTTAGTTCTTACATAAGATAAGCTTCCTTGACCGTAATCGCTAATATAGACAATCTGCTCGTATGTCTTCGCACCATTCCACTTTGGCACATTGAATATCCAACCGTATAAGTTTCCTTGGGTTGAGTCAAAGCCTACCATCTTGCCGTCAGATTTTAATTGGCACCCTAAAAATTTGCTTATTCCAACCGTTGAAAAAGCATCAAGATTAATCGTTGTATTGTAAATGTTATTGCCGTCTGGTGCGTTTAAAGCTACTAAATCTCTAATATCGTCATTAATTAATTTTCGTAAAATGGTTAAATCATCTTTAGACGGTAAGGCTTGCAGCCTCTCTTCTAATTTTTTGTCGGTAACCACACCATCTTCGACAACTTTGACAGTTACATTATCTGTCCGTCCAACTACAACATACATAGTTAAGTTGAATTTAAACAACACCTCGTCTTGATAATCAGGCATTGTTTCTGGTTCTACTGCCGTAGTCAAGCCGTAGAGAATCTCTTTATCACTTCCTTCTTCTTTGGCGTAAAGTGCAATTGTGTTCAGGTCATAGCTTTGCGTTATGTCCTGGTTGTTAAAGTAAAGCCCCACCCCAATCACAACGTTCTTATCCTGTGTTGAATCAGCTACATCTACAATCTGACCATACTGCACAATGTTGGGTAGCTCTGTTAATTCCTGCAATTCATCAATTTTTTTGTCTGCTAAATTATCAGCCGATGCTGCCGTTTTCGTAATTGTAAATTTAGTTTTACCTCTGGCAGCTTTGATCGCCAAATCTAAGCCAGCTGTAGTTAATATCGTTTTATTGTATTTTGACATTTTATCACTTCCCTTTGCTTTCAAATTGTGCTGTATTGGCTAAAACCAGAGCATCAGCTTTATACCACGCGCCAATACCGTAAGTGGCTACATTACTAATATCAGACTTGGTATTAGTTATCGAGTCAATATAGTCAGAATTAACTGGTGCTGCCAGATGTACACCAGCTAAAATTCCAATACCGATTTTTAGTTGATCAGAAATTTTGGCATCTGGTAGTTTTATCTGAATTTGATAGATCATGTTGGCTGGCAGGTAAACATTGAGGATGTACTTCACATTGTCTATCTGCTTATTAGTAATTTCACCTTTGTTAGCCTCAACGACAGCTTCACGCCTTGGACGAATGACATAAACTTCGGCGGGTATCTTCAACGTTTTAAAAAGTTCGCGTAAATATCTGATTGTGATTGGATGTGGTGGCAATAGTCGCATTAGCACCCGATTCTGCCGATCTTGTAAGCTATCGCCAAGTTCAGGAATGACACCAATCTGATCTTCAAAAACCGAAATACCACGCAAATCAGTCTGGATAACGAACTCATTAAGCAAAGTTCGCATCTGCCTATCGTCCATCTCATCCAATACACCACCTTGGGCGTGCATGATGGCTTCCATTTCGTACACGCCATCATAATAATCAGGAAGGTAATCCATTAAGTTATTAGCCATCTAACTTTACCTCCCCTAAGATAGGAAGCTCTGAAGTCTGATTATTAAAAGTTAGTGCAATGTCTCCGTCTGTGCCGTTTAAAACAGGCACTGAGGCATTAATTACCCCTTCAACACTCATAATTTGCGATAAGATTTTTGACCTGTAAACAGTCTGAGAGTAGCCTCGGCCAGTCTTGGGATCAACCGTGTTCCAACTTTGGCGTAGCAGCTGGAAGTAGTTTTCTATTGCCTCTTTAATCTTGGCTTTTACATTATCGGCATTCTGCTTAGTGTCAATGGTTACTGTTGACTCTACATTAATCGTTAAAATTGACGGTGCCACTACTGTTACTTGATGGTCAATTGGCGCTAGACCATAACCCAATGCTTCACGATCTTCCGGATCAATTATATTTTTAACCTTTTTGACCAAATCGGCACTAGCTGGCATCAGGTCGTTGTTTAAAATAACTAACTTAACCGTACCGGGTCCGGCCCAAACTGGATAAACTTGTCCGGCTCCTACTTCATTGATCTTACTGATCATGCTTAAGTAGTCGGCCACATTGCCGCCATATGCTACCCAGTCATCCGCCTTAAGCAAACGGTCTCGCAGATGGTCGTCTGTTTCTTCGTCTCGAGCAGGTGCAACGATTTCGGTAATCTCAGCCCAAGAAAGACTATCGTTGCTCGTTACTGGCAGTATTTGACCAATATATGAGTTGGCTGTCGTCCCAGGGTCGTCTGCGGTCAATTCACCTGTTAAGTCATCGTTGATTTTTTGGACGGTATAAAAAATAGGCGTTTCGCCAATACTGGCGAATTGGTCGCCTATCTGTACGTTGTTAATCGCATTACCATCAGAATCTAAAAATTTAGCCTTAACTTCGGTTTGTGTGGCTGAATATCTGGCTGTGCCATGCTCAACTGCCCGGTAGTCCAAGAACTCGCCCTGAGCTGTCTTAATGTAGCTTTGCCTGATGATGTTGGCCATCGTTAGTGACTGCTGTGCCATAGCCATGGCGGTCGGAGCCAGAGCATCGAAGACAATCGAGCCTTCTCGTTGATCAATATCGTCTGGCACGTTATCCAGCATCTTATCCAACCAGTAATCATAATTACGGCTGGTATATTCTGCCGCGTATTGTTCAGGATTCATCAATCGTCACCTCACTATCTATCGCAATTTTGCCGAAAACTGTAAAACAGGTACCCGTAACCACTAGGGTATCTTTATTTTTTTGGTTAATTGAGTCAATCTCAACATCTATTACTCTATCGTCTGCTAGCAATGCTTCTTTAATCATTCGTTCAGCTTCCACTTTGGCATAGCCAATATCCTTGCCAATCAGGTCATTCAGATCATTACCGTATTGGTCAGAGTAGATGGGATAGACTAGACGCTCTGTTCTAAGAATTTTATCAACAGCTTGCACCATAGCCGGCAACTCGTTCACTTTGCCACGTATACGGCCATTTTCAACTTTGAATGTTAAGGTAGGCTCATCATCTAATTCTTCTTCATCATCACCATCCAGATCTTCATCATCAAGATTTGGGTCTGTAACTTCATCATCGTCTTCAGTAACGATTATATTGTCGTCATCGTCCATCCTAAGCCTCCTCTCGTTCGAATAGGTAAAATTGCTGGCCGCCGTCCATCCGGATCATAGTTACCTTGTCGCCCTTTTTAAGGCTATTGTCAAATTCCATCTCCTTGAAAGTAATCTTCTCACTCACCGTGGGCCTGTTACCTGACACGTTGCCGATTTGGTCGCCGTGTGATTGAACCTCAATGGTAGCCTTGCCCGGTAGCTTGAACTTGCCAATATGTTTGCCTAAGATGATAAAGTTATCATCAATCACCATGTTGTTAGATAGCTGTACCTTCAGCGGTTCAGTGCTAATCACTACACCATAGACAACATCCGCATAGTCGCTATCTTTGCCGCCGCGGCTTTTTAGCATTTTTATTATGACGTCTCCTGCAGCCATTCCGCACCTACTTTCATTGTCAAATGGCACATGTAATCAGTGCCAAATTCATGTTCAGCTTTCAAAATTGGGCAATTTTTCAACGTTTTATTAATGTCGTTAATTTTAATTGTCACGGCATTGCCTGCTACCAGGTCAACATTACCAATGCAGTCAATTGTTAGTTCCTTATTGGCACGATTACGCTTGCGGAGCTCATCCTTCGCCTGCTTAATCATCTGCGCATGATTAGCTTTATTTTTCTTATTAACCGTTACTTGCAATTTTCCCCACTGCTTAGTGGAGTCGCCTTTCACGCTAACTGATTTAAAGCTAGTCCTAGAAGCCTCGTCCTTTTGACTAGTTTTAGCCTTGGCACTAGTTGTTTTCTGACTTTTACCGTTAGCCTGTTTCTGCTTGGCAGTAGCTGATTTAGATTGAGACTTTTTAACATCTTTCTGAATTACCTTTACCACATTAGCCACGTTGTTAATATCTACCGCATAAGAAAAGCCGGTCATAGCCGACTTACTACCAATTATCATTTTTAGCTTCTTATACGGTGCCTTCCGTAACTCTACCGTATCGTAATTGCAATACACATAATACATGTGTTTAGTTGCAGTTTGTGTTTTGGTAATGGCACTTTTGAGCATGTCAAAATATGTTTTACCGTCACAGATTTCAGCCGCTACTTTATGGGTTGGGGCATCAACCACCTTGTGCTTAATCCCTGCACGTTTGCAGACATTATTAAAGCGGTCGGCAACAGTGCCGGCTTGCCAAACTATTGAGTCTTGGTTTTTTAAATAGCGCTCCTTGTCGTAACATGTGACACTAACGATATTATTTTCTTTGATCTGATATTTAAAAACGTATCCATAAAATATTTTATGGTGATCCCACCTAAATTTAATAATATCGCCGGTATAGGGTATTATCGGGTGGCCGCTCTGAAAAAGGTCAAAGTCTAATTCGCCAGCGCTAAAGTTAAGGTCTGTTATCCATTTAGGATTTGACGCTAAAACATCCCGCAAATCATAGGTGGTGCTTTTGCCTCTACGTTGCAATTTGAAAGTTGTTACTGTCATGCTTTGACCACGTCACTTTTCTTAACCCAACCCCGAGCAATACCATTAATACCCACGCAGATCGGATATTTACGTCCTGGGGCAATATTAACTATTTCCCGTTTGGCTTTTTTTTCGTACATCCCTGGACCAGCACCATAAGAATCTAAGTGTAACCTCCCAGTGACTATCACATTTGAATGAATTCCAAATTTCTTAGGTGGAGCAACACGTTTTTTGCCCTTTTTTGACTTATGTTTTTTCTTCTTTTTCTTGACCTTTTCAGCCTTAAAACTCCTATACTGCTTAAGCTCAAGCGTGTATGTATATTCCTGATCATAGGAGTTTTCGAAGCCATAGGTAAAACTGGCAATAGTCATTGCCAGGCTAATTTTAGTATTGTTAACCACCAGTCTAACCAGTCCCTTTGCTTTTTGGATCTTTCTGATCCAGTTAATGTAGTAGTCTGGCTTTTTCAGATCTAGGACAGCTAGGTAGGTTGTCATGTTCAAAGGGAACGTACTGGCAATAGTTACTCCGGTTAGTTTAAGATCACCAACTCGGTTTACTTCACCTAAATCAACGATGATCTCACTGTGGTCATCCGTTTCATATTTCAGCTGTAGTTCTTCGGGATTAACCGGCAATTGAATAGTCTTGTTATTTTTATAGCTTGTTAAAAAAACACCAAAGCCGTCCATTGTATCACCTCTCTAACTTAATGTTTTTTCATTCTGAGCAATTAACCGATTTTCAAGCGCTGCTAAAATCTGGTCAGCGTCATAGTCGGCATTGCCTGTGCTATTAATCTGGATAGCGCCACTTTCAATTGTGACGGTTGAGCTATGATTATCATTATTGGTATTGTTCCCGCCAAATCTAGTGTTAACTAAGCCACCTGATTGTCCTAGACCGCCTACATTTGCATTATAGTCAATCCCTGGAACATCTGGAGTTGCTGTGGCAATCATGGCATCACTCGCACTTGCTATAGCCCCTTGTGTGCTATTCATACCAACCGCCATACCTTGACCAATGAAGCCACCGATTTCAGCAAAAAGCCTTGATGGTGAGTGGATCTTGGCTTTGGCACGTGCAGCTCTGTCAGCCTGTGCCACCAATGCATTAGCAGCTGCTGCAACAGCTCCGACTTCAGACTGCATCCCAGCAGCTAAACCTTGTCCAATCATGGCACCAGCACTATACATAGGTCCAGCACCAGACCGTGCAATAGTGGCTGCTTGATTAATCGCCGAATGAACACTAGCCAAGAATGCACCTGTTTTAGCTCGGCCAATCTTAGGACCTGGAATAGTCTTCAGTTTCGGCATTATCGGCTGTGGTACTTTAGGTCTTGCCACCTTAGCATGTAAAGTCTTAATCTTTGGCCTTTTTGGCGTTGGAATCTTAGGTCTGGCTACTTTAACTTTAATTGGTTTTGAGCCAATTTGAGACCTTAGTTTTTTTGTTGTCATAGCAGCTGAAGAAGTATCAGCCTTGACCTTAGTTTTTAGCGGCTTATTACTTATGCTTCGTTGTAGCTTATTAAGATGATCTCCAGCGTTATTGCCCATTGTAGTAGTAACTTTTGCTTTTAGAGGCTTACTGCTTAGTTGCTTTTCAATTTTTGCATTTGAATTTGCATCAAACTGATAGCCTACTTTCACTTTTTTATTATCAAGTTGTAACTTATTGCCAGCAACGTTTTGCATAGCGTTAATTTTGGCATTTTGTTGAACAATATTTGGCATTTTGATTTGATTTAAACTTGACTTAGTATTTTTTGCTTGTAAATCAATACCTTGTAATGCAGCAACTGTCTTGTCAGTTACTGTATTATCATCTAAATGGCTGAGAGCCTCAGTAACGCCTTCAATATCTTTAGTTACACTTTTTGCAGCATTTTTAGTATTGCTAAAACTCCAGTTTCCAGTAAACACGTCTTTTGCTACATTGCCTACAGTTCCCAGAGCATCAATAACCGTTCGAATAACATAGACACCAGCTGTTAATACACTTATTAGGTGTCTAACTTTATCAGCCAAACGGGCTAAAGATAGCGCAATATTATTTATAGCTTCCACACTAAATCCGGCAATTATATTGCCAAAAACAGATAAAGCACCACCTGCAGGCTCTAAAGCCTCGCCTAAGCCACTAAATGCAGCTTTCAAAGGCTCAAGAACTTCGCCAAAATTGCTAAATAGGTTTTGAATATTGTCTCTAAAATTAAAGAGATTATTCTGCCAAGCGTTAACTGCTCCGCCAATTAGAACTGTTATTCCGGCAATAACCCATCCAACTGGACCTAAAGCTACTGCAATTACATCGCCAATCCCGCTAAAAGCTGCAGGTAAGGTAACGGTAACGAGATTGATAACACTACCAATACCGCTTTTAATTCCATTAAAGAAACCCGCTATACCTGATACGGTATTAACTGCTGCTGAAGCAACTTTAAAAGCCACAAACGCTGTTGCAAGAGTTGTTATAGCTGTGGCTAAGTGTTGCAATTGACCAGGGTCAAGTCTACTAATTATCTTTAATCCGGTTGCAATTGCCACTAGTTTTACGCCATTGACGCCAAACTTTAGTGCTACAAAGGCAGCCGCCAAAGCTTTAATCGCACTTGGATCCATTTGTGATATTGCTGTAGCTAAGTTAGATAGACCGTTAGCCATCTGCAAAGCAAATCTACCAACACCTTTGCCCATATCAGCTAGTGGGTTCTTCCCTGTATTTTTGTTAAGACCTTCAAACAATGTATTAAAGCTTTCAGAAATATCGTGTGCTGTTTGTTTAAATTGCGTCATTCCAAATTCACTTGCAAAGCCTTTAGCAAAACTACTAATTCCTTTTTTGACACGATTTATGTCATCAATTAGCTTATCCGCAAACTTTTTAAAATTTACTTTTCCTAATTTATCGGTGAATTTAGATATTTCTTTAATGATAATGTCACTGAGCTTTTTAAACTGCGGTTGAACTTTATTAGCCAAGGTTTCTTTCAACCCATCTAAAGCCTGCCCAACGGTTTTATATTGTGTAGCCATCTTGCTAAAGTTCGCATTAGTACCGGTTTTGGCAATTGCATTCAAGAACTGATTAGTCTTGATAGTGCCATCCTGGACCTGTTTAACAAGTTGTCTAGTCGACATCCCCATTGACTTGGCAACGGCTGCCATACCTGCCGGCGTTTGCTCAAGCATGAGCTTAAAGTCTTGCCATTGAACAGTAGGCTTTGCCGCCATCTGTGTAGCTTGTTGACTCAAAGTTTTCATGGCTTGTTTAGGATCGGTTGCCGCAGCTGCCAATCCACCAAAGCCCTTAACTAGCTGAGTAGTGTTTTTAGTACCAACAGCAGCTAATTGACTATAGGTTGAAGCCATATCAGACGAGGAGTAAATGGTGTCCTGAGCAAATTTCTGCAGTGATTTTTTGGCTGCATTAATTTGTGCTGGGCTCTTTCCCATCTGACGCATATTGCCTTCAAACGTTGACCAGGCTACAGTAGACTCATTCAATTCGCCAACAAAGGATCTCACTCCGTTGGTTGCAGCACTAGCCGCGTTACTTATCATGCTTCCGAATGCTGAGCCCGCTATTATTTGGCGCAAACCTACATTAGCCTTATTCGCACTGTTGCCTAAAGCTGTCATACCGTTGCTGCCACTGTTAAGTGATGACTTTAGGCGATTACTAGCAGCCACACTGCGTTGGATTCCTGAATTAAACCTGTTTAGAACATTGCTAAAGGCATCATTAAGCCTTAGTGTGCCACTAATTGTTGCCATTTTTACCCTCCTTTCTATCTATTATTCTTAGCTTCACGCTCAGCCTCTTTTCGAGCCTTTTCTTCAGCTTCAACTCTAATATCTATCGTGGCCTGTACTAGTGCTTTTTCCTTCAGTGATAAACTTGCGTACTTTTTAGGCGTCCAGTGATACTCGTTGATACAGTAATAACAATAATTAAAGTCCCGATTGGACTCAATTAGTTTTTTGCCCGTTCCACAAAGTCACTTAGCTTATCAATCTCAAAACCGGATATTTTCTGAATGTCTTCCAACAAATCGCCATATTCTCCAGCTTTCGGGATCATTTTTCTTAACATTTTTGCAGGCTCGGCTAGGCAACCCCAGCTCTTTTGCAGCTTTTCATCATGTAAATCAGGTACGACTACGGACTTCTCAATTAATAGATCTACAAATTTTTCATTATCGGTCTTTTCTATCTCTTGATAAGTCTTTTTGTTAATTAACTTACGAGTTGCTTGTTTTTGCATCTGGTCGAATTCTTCTGATGTCACACTCTGGATCACAAAGGGCTTTTTATAGCCTGTAATCTTAACCTCCTTAGTTGATCTTTCTTGCTTTACATTTTCCGCTAAAAAGTCGCTTACGTTATATTCTTTGTTCATAGTCATTTCTCATTTCCTCCTAATTACAAATCGAATCCATCAAAACCGGTAACTAAGTTTACTTGTTCAAATGTAAAGTCAGATTTCCATTCCATTACTCCATCGTCTGCTTTGAAGTCTGCAAACGGTACATCGTCCAGGTTAACTTCGCCAAGGTGAATAGTTTGTGTACCTGCTCTACTGGTTGGGTCGTTGATTGTAAAGGTAATCTCAAAATATAGATCTTGCCCGCCTTGAATATATGGCAGAGCGTACTTCGTCCAATTTGAACTGATTAAGTAGCCGCCTAATGATCCTGTGCCTTTTACAGAGGTAACCTTTGTATGTTTCCACCGACTTCCTAATGTCTGCACATCTTCTTTGTTCTTTTCTAATTTGGCACTAAACTCATTGCATTCGATTAATTCGATCACTTTACCTTTAATTGTGATATAGATTTTCGCATCTTTGGTTGAGATCGTATCCCGACCATTTAGAAAACTGCCTACTGTGCTTACTGTTTCATCCATGTTTTAAAAACCTCCTAATTATTGAACTACCATGGTCATGTATAATTTCTCCATTGAGTCTAGTGGGGTTATTGCTAGGTTAACCACGATTGAATCGCGATCATTACCAGGTTCTACTGAGATATCATCCTCACTGAAGTTAGTAATTACTCCACCGTCTGCTAAGCCTTGCAGATAGCTGACTCTGTTAGCTTTATATAAGTTACGGCCTGCCTCATCGTTGGTAACCTTACCGATAAACATATTTTCATATGTCTCTTCGGTGTTACGCACAACCGTATCCATAGTCCGTACTACTCTGTTCTTGCCAAAGAATACCGGCTTGGTTTCAGTAAATGAGGTTAAGGAGTTGATATCCTGTTCAATGATTACGGTCTCGTTACGTTTAGTCGTAAAGACAATTTGTCCTTTTTCCAATGCTTGAATTGTTCGGTCATTGTTAAACTTAGGATATGCACTAACTGCATCCGGGTATTCTACATAAGTCAATGATTTAGCAGCATCTGCTGAACTAGAAGCACCAGCAAAAAAGCCAGCTGCTACTGTTGCGCTTAATTGTGTGCCGTCGTTTAAAATTACACCGTTAGCTACCTGAGAAATACCTTCATAATTGGCACCACCGCCAATCGCTGGAATAACACCGCGTACTTTAATACCGATGTCATCACGTAGGTGCTTAATCTCTGCCACTAATTGTTTATGAATTTCATCACCTATTGCAAAACCTGCTGTAGTAGCCACATCATAGCTTTCAGTTTCAAGCGCATCAGTTAACAGATCGCTAATTGGCTCAGGATTAGTGACACCTCCAGTTAAGTTGACTGTTACATCACTCTTTAGATTATCTAATAAGTTAGAGCCTTGTGAGCCTACAATTGGTGTCTTGTTTGCATCCTTGGTATCATCGCTTGCTGTGCTACCTGCATTACTTGGCACGCTTCTGTCAGTTAACTTAACGTCAATATAGTCATTGGCCATTAGGTCTTCCGGCCGACTGGTACTGATCATCTGTTGATCTACCATCTTTGTATTGAATAGTGTTGATACAGTTACCTGGTCGTCTTTCTTCTCTACAGAAACATGTAAATTGTTGCCAATTGTTCCCGGATATTTAGCAGTAAACACCCATGGCAAAGACTCATCATTTACCAGAGCCTTCTCACCGTCATTGTTATTCAGCAATAACACTGTGTTGGCTCCCTTGAGAACTTCTCTCAGGGTCTGCAATTCAGGGTCATTGATGTCATGTCCCAAAGTTGCTAAAAAATTAGATTCAGCATTTAGCTTAATAATTCCTTTAGCACCCCAGTTAAGCTGCGTATTAATAGGCAATAATGTTCTACCGATTTCTGCATTTAATTGATTATTTCCTTTTCCAATGACATTAATATAAGCACCAGGGCGGCGCTTATTCTGCGTTTTCCATACTGTCATTTAAGTCTTCCTTTCACTTCTTCGTTATTAAATTTAATTTCGTCTTTTTCGGGATAGAATCTACCCCAAACCTCGAACTGATAGATTAGCGTGTTGTCTTCCTGCTGTGTTACCTGAATGTGTCTAAGTGGGGCGTAGTCCTTTAATTCTAAAAGTCCGCTCAAGAGGTAATCTTCCACTCGCTCCATGTCTGTTTTAGGATGTTTAGGATTAGGAAAATAGATTACCTGGTAAGCATACTTGCGATATTGTCTATCAAACATTTCAGGAGCAGAGGATGTGTCAATTTTTTCAATAAAAAAAGACGGCTCTTGAAATCCGTCTGCTTGATTTTCAGTATAGATTGTTGCGCCAGGGAATATCCTAGCAATCTCATCTGCAATCCGTTCAATTATCGTCAATCCATTAACCTCCTTAGAATATCATCCATTACTGGCGTAATCAGCTGTGGTATCTGCTTTTCAGTTTCAGAAGTAGCTTTTTGGAGAAAATGTTGACCAGGTACCCAACTTGCCTTTAGCCGCTTACCAATTGTCGGTACATACCTGCCTGGTGTCTGTCTGTGGCCATTCTCCACGAATGAAGCATAGTTTTTCCCATTTCTAAGCTCAATGGAAATATCAGTACCACGAAAAAACGGACCTTTTAATTGCCAACTACGCCTTAAATCACCAGTTCTAACCGGTGTATTAGCTTCCGCATTGCGCTTATAGGTCTCCCCCACATTCTTAACGCTTTTTTTGACTTCATTTTTTAGCTCACCACCTGATACTTGGGCATTAACATGCTTGGCAAACTCTTCAAATTGACTGTTGTCAAAATCTCCAAACGCACTCATGCTTTCTCATCCCTTGTCATTGCGATTTCTTGGTGGCTCACATAACCTGAGTAACCCTTACTACTGCGTTTATACTTTGTCACCTTGCCGTTAACATCTGTCACAATAATAGTTGCACCTGCTGGCACATCTATTCCTGTACTGAGTAGTAACGTTGCGTCATATTCATCTGTGCCAAAAAACGACTGCTCACTGGCTTTTAGTCCTTTAAGTATCACTTTAGCTGGTTCGTCTGAAACGACCGTCACAGGCTCACTGGTGGTTATGTGGTGCTCATTAACCACTTTCTTAGTAGTCTGAATAGTAACCTTATCGGTCCATAACATCGGTGCTACTTCTTTTAGCTTGTTAAAAGCATTAATCATCGCGGTAACCTCCGAAAATGGATTAAATCACTAATGAAATCGTCGGTAACTGGGTTGAGTTTCTGCACCTGAGCATATATTTCAGCCGGTGAACCGAAATTAACGGACACATCACCTTCACTAATTGAGTTAACCGCATCATTGTTAGTCCATTCGTGTGTCTGTATTAACTGCAGGCACATTGCTGTAATGGTGCTATCTATTTCTGGTGGCAGTTCATCAACGGGAATGTTGGTAAAATTGGCTACTGCTTGATTTACTCTATCCACGCTGAAATCTATCAGATCATTATTTGCCTTATCACCCAATAATTGGGCGATCTTATCTTTAATCTCCTTTTTTCTTTCATCGTTCATTTTTACTTCCCGCTTTTACTTGCAGTTTTAGTGCTACTTGCCTTAGTATCTGAATCTGCATCTGCTGACTTAGTCTCTGCTTGAGTTCCACTTGAACTATTAGATGGTGCTTGTGGCATTGCCTTATCTGCAATCACAAATTGAATACCTGCTGTCTTGGTGTTGAGCAACAGAACATCGTTATATGATTGCTCGTAGTAGAGGTAATTGCCATTGTTAGCAGCACTAGGAGCGTCAAATCCTGCGAAACTGTATTTTTCAGGGGCAATTTGAACACCATTGTAAATGAGCATCATTTCAATTTGCTTAGAATCATCAATAGTCTTAGCACCAACCGTGAAATCATATGCTGTCTGCATTAAATCGGATGGAATTACCGTAATTGTGACATCATCAAGGCTGTAAACCGTACGTTGTACACTATTTGGATCTTTCAGTGTTAAGCCACGGTTCATTGCCTCAGCACGTTTTAAGATTGCGTTGATCTTTGGTGTTACGTACAAGTATCTATTTTGATTTGGAATTCTTGCTTCATCGAAGTCAACCATCATGTTGTCAAAGGCAGTAAGGATATTTTTCTCGTCAAGCGTATCTGTTGTAATGCCTTTACCATTATCTTTAGTTTGTTTCTCTAAAAACAGCTTGCTGAACATGTACTTGTCCATCTCGGGCATCTTTTCGTCCAAATTAAACTGACGAGTAATATTGGCCATTGAAACGACGTAATTAGATTCGTCTACATCAGATGGATCTACAAGTGTGCTCCAGTAACGTTCATTCTTCAATTCATAAGAATCCCAATCATTGCTGTAGTTTGCCTTAATCTCATTAATAGTACGCCGTTGTCTGTCTCTACGACCTTCTTCAATTGTTAGTCTAGGAAGTTTGATATGTTTAGCGCCGTCAAACTTGATTAAGCTGTTGCTTGGTGATTGCCATAGTGGAGCAGTATACAAGTGTCCGTCATAGAATGCTTGTTGAACTGCTTGTTGATATGCTTCTGCGTAATTTACTGTTGCCATTATTTACTTTCTTCTCCTTTGAATATATTTGTCATAGTGGCTACTGGATCAGGGTCGGTCTTAGATCCGCCACCTTGTGGTTGATACGGCTCTTTACTGCCCTGGTCGAACAGGTAGCCATCTGTTTTTTGTAATGAACTAATTTGATTGTCTAAGCCTTCTACTTCGCCTTTATCATTGAGTTTTACTTCATCCAAGTTGAGCAGTGCTTTAGCTGCTTTGGCATTGCGTACCTTTGCTTTGCCTAATGCACTGTCGACTGCGCTATTAAGCTTGGTTTGTTGCAATTCCTTGGTTAGATTCTCCGTATCTTGCTTATATTTGGATTGGAGCTCTTTGAACTGGTTACTAAGTTCTTCGTTGTCACCCGCTTGCTTTTTAAGCGTTTTTAAATCTTTATCTCTTTCGGCAATCTGCGACTGTAAAGACTCATTAGTCTTATTTAGTTCTTCAGATTTAGACTTCATGCTTTCAACATCGGCGCCATGTAGGCTCATTACTTTGTCAATTTGTTCATCTGTTAAATTTAATTTTTTTAGTTCTTCACGTTTCATATTTGTTTCCTCTCTCGCTTTTTTTACGTGTGGCGAACACAAATCAAGGTATAAAAAATAAGCCTTTTTACGCCATGCTCAGGGCAATAAAAAAGCAGCTGTTAAGCTGCTTTTATATTAACTATAAAATATCTTTTTTTAACATTACCAGTATGTATTAGTCATACTGTGCCATACATCTTTTATTTTTTTATCATCAATTTTATAATTTAAGAAATCATCAGGATCCTTAAACTTAACCAAAAATTCTGACATATCTTCATCATTACAAACAAGTTGTAAGTTAGATGATAGATCAGGAGCATCTTGATCTGGTTCTACTAACCAGTTTCGACCATTTAGTGTAAATTCGATTTCACATCTCATTTCAAGCGCCTCTTTGAGTTGCTCTAAGCTGCTAAAGCCATCATTCATCTATGTTCCATCTCCTTAAATCATCTAGTTCATTCTTAGTTAGTTTTATACCGTTATGTCTTATTAGCTTTATTTTACCACCTTTTTTATCCCATTTAGTATTCCAAATATGCAAATGTGGTACAATCTTGTGTATTTTAGGATTTCCATGATCAGTTAAATCTAAATCTTTAGCAACATAACCTTCTTTTCCATAATAACGATATCTAATTAACTTGCCATCTTTGATATTACCAATCACAGTTAGCGGCTTTCCCTTTGTAGGAAGGTTATGAGCTACTTCAAATGTCGGGATAACATCTTTATAAGGGTTAGGATGTTTATTTAATTCTTCCATTGCACTTTTTTTATCTACATACCGCTTCTTCCACTCGTTAAAGGTCATGTTTTCAACATATTCACCCTTACTAGTTTCCGAATTACGTGCCCACCTTTCAGAGCTATCAGGCAATCCCTCAATGTACGGCATAGTTGTGCATCTACAGTATGGATGTATTAGCGGATAGTTCAAGCCTTCAACTTTGTCTTTCAAATCGAAGACTTTTTGATCTAAATGTGCACACTCTTCGCACGTATGTGCCTCCAGTGTTGCTAAATATTGGTATTGCTCAACTCCTTCTTCTTTGTAAGCATCAGCTGTTGCAGTCTCAGCTACGTGTCCCATCTCGGTAATAACTAGCCTATGCAGTTGATAATCTTCAACATCTTTCAAGCGTTGGCGCATCATCTTAAATATTTGCTCGTTGGAATGACCTAAAACAGAACCACGCAATAATGCATCTCCTAGCTCATTCGGCAATATCTCTGTGTAGTTTTTCCAAATCCGCTTCGAGAAATCACTGCCTCGCCATGGCTTCTTCACGATTGCTTTTACCTGGTACTCATTAAAGGTGGCAAAGCTACTGGATAATTTAGCCTTTTCTAATTGTGTCAAATAGATGCTGTGCATGTAGGTTTGCTGAAACTGGTTAGATAGATTATTCTCCATTTTATCGGTCTCTGAGGTCGCGTATTGAGCTAACAGGCTAGTTAACTGCTCGTCTATGTTCTCTAGTCTTGATAATTGACTGCGGAAATACTCAGCATCTAGTTCTTTGTCAAAACCGCCAGCCTTCGCCTTAGCTTTGAACTCTTTTAAGGTCATGTGCCAGTCACGTGTACCAATAGTTGACAGTATTTTGCGAGCATCTTTGATGGTTATCTCCTGATTAGATGCATATCGCTTTAACCAATAGTCGACTTCCTGCTCTAGCACCTGCTCAACTTCTTTTAAGCGAGCACGCATTGCTATTTCATATTCAGCAGTATTTTGAAGTTGTTGTTGTTTTTCATACAAAAAACGACGTTTCCAATATTTAACTTCTCTTTGCGTCTTCGTCATTATCGTCACCGCCGTTTAGAGCATCAGGTTTGCCATACTGATCATTACGGTTTTTAACATCTTCTTCTTGGTCTTTCATCTCTTGTTGCCAGTCTTCAACAATTGGGTTAGCTTTGGCTATTGCTTCCTTGCTTGTCCAGTTAGCTAGTTGACTGACCACTTGCGCTTTTTCGACATCATTCTGAATAGCTGTTCTAGTCCAGGTTTGTTCAATTGGTCGACTATCAGCGTCAGGTACATGTAGCCAGTTCATGATTGCTCTAACTAGCTCAGTCAGTGCATCTCTAAAATATGCTTCCGTCTTTGCAGCTTTTAACTCAAGGTGAGAATACAACATCTTAATTGCCGTACCCGTAGCATTATTAGTTTTAAAGTCTGTTGGATCAATTCCTTGTGCGTGAACAAAGATATTAGTCTTAGTTGTTTCAAGCATTGAATTTCTAGCTTCCGTTGGAATATCAATTGCCATCTGGTCTACTCCAGAGGAATCACCACTGCCCAAATTTGCGATTTTAATCGCCTTATATTTCAGCAAGTCTTTTCTAAATTCATCAATATCTTGACCGCCATAGTTTTTCAGGATTAAAAACACCTGCTGAATATCATCCAGGTCATTAACATAGCCGTTATAGATTTTGTCATAGACATCTATCAGACCTTTATAGTGGTATAAATCAGGCTGTTTTTCTTTGTTTTTGGGAAAGGCAATAAACGGAATACGACCTAGACCATGATTGTTGACACTTGATGTACCAGTTTCAACTCCAGTTGCTGCATCATAAATGGTAAACCGATCATCCAATGGCTGAAGGTCAGTGAATTGCTCATCTCTCGACTTGAAGGCTGTAACTGTATCCTTGTCCCAATACTCATGAACCCAGGAATATTTTGCTGTGTCTGGGTTAAGCTCTTTATATGAACGTCTCAGTGCCACTAGCTTACGGTTTAGATCAGTAGAATATATCGGGGTTATTTGATCAGGTGGCACAATCGCATATCTGAATTGACCACTCTCATCTATCCAGTAGTGTAGCCATGCTACACCTGCATTAGCTGCATCTACAACTAGTTCATTAAGCCTCAAGCCGAAGTTATCGCCCAGTGTATTTTTAATTTGTTGGTTGAGTTTATCGTCATCAACGTCTATTGTTGGTGGCTTGGTAGCTAAGTAGCCTGCCTCTTGGTCAACTAGCAATTGATGGAAGTTAGAACTTACCCTATTGTCAGCTGCTCTAAAAGGATTTTTGCTCTCTTTTCCAGCATCTTCTTCCTTCGTTTTGGACTCGCCATTATTTTTAGATGTTATGTCATTTTCATTCAGATAATATCGTTTGGATGTACTATATCGCTCAATAAAATTTTTACGTCTTGCCTGCGTGTTTTGCAGCAGTTTCTTCATCGCTTCTACTTCCAAGGCTCGAAACCTCCTTTCTGTATCAATCTTTCTAGTGCATATCGTGTTGCGTCCATTGTGTGATCATTTCCATCAGGATAGCCTGATTTATAGTTGCCATTTAAATCAAGTTCAAACTCGTAGCCTGTGAACTCTCGCCAAGCGTCAGGACATCTGGCAGGATCAATGACTATTTCTCGTAAATCTTCTAGCCACTTGTAGCCATGATCTCGTGAACCTTGTCCTTTTCTCGCACCATAAATGTTTAAGCCTAAATCACGGTACTCAGCAATTGTCCCTGGGGATGCTGAATCCGCAATTACTGGCTCATTTAATGGATTACGCTGTTTGATCATTTCAACTGCATCACGGTTTTTAAGACCAACACGTTCAAATTCATCAAAAATAAAAATACGTCTCCTAGCAGCATCCCAATATATCTTGACGTACGCTGTAGGGTCATGTGCAAAGCCGAAGTCTAAGCCATGATATATCTTGTCAAAAGTGGCAATTTCATCATCTGTAATGGCACGTGTCGTAATGTTGTTAAATACTTCCGCACCAGTACCAGTAACTTCACCAAGATATTCATGTCTGTATGCTTTCTCATTGTCCTTTTTAAGTTGTTCCGCATCTGCTAAGAACTCAATACCGAGCCATGCTTTTGGAACAGAACGATAATCAGATAGATTAACTAACGTATCTTTACGCATCTGTTCCTGATCTACTGCCTGATTAACCCAGTTAGATTGCCTTGCTGGTGGGTTATAAGAATAAAAGGTAATGATTCCTGAACCACCACGACCTAAAGATTGGTTAATTGAACGAATTTCTTCCATACCTTTGAACTCAGTAACTTCTTCAAAATGTTTGAACTTCGTGTAGCCTTGCCTAAAGGTCTGCGATTTAATTTTTCTCGGATCGTCCGCGCCCTTGAATCTAATTTGCTGACCTGTTGGTTTAAAGGTCAATTGCATAGGACTAACAGACGATTGCCAGTATTCATCAACATGTAATAGATCAATTGCCCATAGATATTGCTCAAAAACGGAGTCACGTAATGTGTTAGCTACCTTACGTAAAACAATAGCGTTAGCATTCTTGTCTTGCATAACACCCAACACGATCATGATTGAAATAAAAGAGGACTTGGTACTACCACGTCCTCCTTTGAGCCAATAATTAGCATGTTTTTTGTTGTGTATGTCCCAAAACAGGTTATAAAACGCAGGTGAGATGTTGTTCTTAAGACTTACTTGCATTGCTATCCCCCCCTTGGCACGTCAAAATTGATATTTACTGTCGTATCATTGTCATTGTTCTGTTCTTTGAGCCACTCAAGCAATTTGTCCCGTGCTTTAGTCTTGTCATATAGCTCAATCGTGGCACCATCTTTGCCCTTGGTTATTTTCTTAATCAAAGACGTATCAACCTGGTCTTTATCTTTAAAGTACAAGTAGCTGTGATGAATAATGACCTGCTTGCCGTCAGCATCTAACACTGGCCTATCTTCAACAACATTAGTGCTTAGCTCATGACCTTTGTCGTCTTTGAAAGATTTTTTAGTCTTCTTCCTTTCGACTAGCTTCTCTGGCCAACTGCCGAAGTTAAGGTAATTGCCAATATCAGCTTTGGCTTCTTTTGCTACATCTTCAATCAAGTCCAACGGTTCAATAGCTAACTCTTTCAACTTAGCCTCACGAATACGTTTGATTTCTTCTTTAATCCTAGCATTTCCTAGCAATCTCGGGCCATTGACTGTTGCAACGTTATAAGTCACATTATAAATATTAATGTATGCTTGTGTTGCGTTGTAAAGTCTAAGATATTCAAGTACAAACGCCTTTTGCTTATCTGACAAGTCACTATCATTTAGTTGCTCAATAGCTGCACCCGTTGGTGTTTTTGGTTGCACCCTTTTTGGCTTTTTTTTGCACCCTTTTTTTGCACCTTTTCTTACCCAACCATAACGACTTCTCCACGATTTAACAGTGTTGAATGACACACCATATTTTTCGGCGATGTCCTTATACTTCATGCCCAGCTCATAATCGTGTTGTGCCGCTATTCTTTTCTCAGAATCAGTCACATTTCTTCACCACCTCCTCTAATAAATAAAAAGCACCTATTGCTTATATATGTGAGATAATCAATAACGAAGGGAGGTATAATGATGTTTGATGAATTTTATTTAGATGCAGATGAGACACAGTTAATGAACGCCATTTATAAAAATTATGTAGAGGTAAATAAAGGCGCTAATACCAGGAAACGTGGTACACAACTAGATTCCATTCAACTTCAAAAATTAGTTCCTAATTTCTCTCCTAGCAAAATAAGAAGAGTATGTATATCATTACAAGATGATGGATTAATTGATCTAACATTTGGCAGTAATCAACTTAGCGAAATTGATCTAACAGGTACTACTATTAGAACATTTGAAAACTAATTTTAAAACCATATCTTATACTTAGATATGGTTTTTACATTATGTCCCTTTTATAATTTACGTTTGCCAATAATTGCAATCCACGACTTTGTCACGGATACATGTCCTGTAGGACTTGAACCTACATCAACGGTTTTGGAGACCGCTATGCTACCTTTACATCAAGGGCATAAAAAATGGACTACTGATAGGTCTAATCCTTGCATTAATATATTGACCACCATATCAATTAGTCCACATTTGACACGCTCACTTAATATTCAATCACTAAACTCTAAAACATAATTATGGATGTTCCTGAAAAATAAACATGTATTAAGGTCATGGCGTGCCTATTGCGGTGTCGGGAATCGGACCCGGCTTCAACCATTACCGCGACTCTTGGAGGAGTATATTTTAGAAAAAATAAAATTGTTGTTGCTAGTTTAACGTCGTCCCGGACGTAATAGCTATCAAGGATTATCCCTAATCTTTTGACAATACCATAATATAACGTAATCACTTCGCTCGGACTTCGCTCATTCTTCGCTCATTGTCCGCTTTTGAAATTTTCCCTGTTGTTCATCTTCAAAAATTCTCAAATCTTCAATTGAAGTATGATCTCGCTTGCGATATAACTCCATTCTTTCCGCAAACTCAACTAAAGCTCTGTTTTTTAACTCATAATATCGTGTAGTCTGATAACCCAATCGTTGAGCTATAGCATAATTACTAATATTTTTGATGTAGGACAGATAAAGGATAGTTCCATATGGCTTATCACCTGAATTGCTGCAACTACTAATGGTGTGATCAACTGCCAATACACAGTTATCTGCATCAATATTAACTGCCATACTTTCGTCTTGATGATTAATACCATTGTGGGCTGTAATACCAGTAATATCCATTTGTGGACTAGACAAGTCTGAGCGATGTTTTCCAGAAAGATTTAAATAATGGTCAAAGTCATGCTCAAAAAAGTCCTTAACTTTTTGCGCTGTTTTGGTCATATCGATTTTTGTATTCTTTAAAAAACTCAATTGAACGACTCCAATCATTACTTTAAAACCTACTGTTTAACACAAAATCCTTTACGTTCTAGATACATATCTCCGGGCATTAAATTTTTCCAATGACTAGGGTTATGAAGTTTAATCAATCTATAACCTTTTTTAGCTAGTGCTTTTCTCACAAGATCTAACTTCCATGGATGACCTGAAATTACCTGATAATAATTCTGATAATTATGACTATATATTCTTGGACAATCTTCTTTAACAGCAACGTATGTAAACAGAGGTCTGACCTCTAAATCATATTTGTCAATAACCTTTTTAATGGTGTCCTTCGACACTGATAATTTGTCAACTACTTCTTGTCTACTATAGCCATCTAGGATTAACTTCTTTATTTCATTTTCTTTGTTAATCGGATTTACATCCGGGTTAAAAAAGTTTCTTATTTTTTCCAACGTTGGATCACTTTCAGGCACATCCTTAACTGAGCCGTCATGTGTTGCTTCCAGTTCGTTTAGTTCAGTAATTATCTTAGTTGGAATAGTCATGTCTCTTTCTCCTTTCCTTTATCACTCCAAATTGCTGTTATCTCCACTCTGGGCTTGTCTGAGTAATACTTGTCTACCTTGAGCGATACCACCTGTTTGTCGTCCCGATATAGCCCCTCATGCACACAAACTGCTTTATGCTGCACATGATCCACTTTCATTTTCGGGTTTAAACCGTCTAGGACAATCTTCGCTATGTTGTCGCTGTCAGGCTTCTTACTAGGCCTTTCTTCGCCATTAAGGCACCTTTTTTTACGCTTTTTAGAATAGGTTTTCGGAATTTTAAAATAAGCTTTGATTTCTAAACTAATGTCAGCTGATATAGGCTTAGTAATGCCGTTTTTCTGTCTTACTATCAATGCGCAATATCTAATTAGTTCTTCATACTTCTGAGTTGCTTGTGGAGTGTATGTACTGACAAGCTCTCCCCTGCGAGCAAACCTCGGCCTTGCCTTACCTTGTGGATCCCCCAGGACGCCAAATACCAGGCTGTGATATTTTTGCTCGTCTTTCTGCATTAATTTGCATCCCTTTCAAACTAAGCTACTTGTCCAATAACAGTTTTCCATGATTTTTCAAATTGCTTTTTGTCAAAAAAAGGTTCTTCTTTTTCGTTACCATTTTCGTCTATAATTAATGAATAACTAGCACTATATGATTCATCCCCTATAGAGAAATCCCAATCATAGAATGCAATAGCCTTTTCTACTATTACCATGCTGGGTTCATCTTCACAATTATCTAATGACATCATTCTTTTAGTTGTAATATTAGATTTTTTTGCATGATTTTTTACATGCTTCCAAGTTTTTAATACACTCCTTTCACTAAAATATCTTTTCTTCGCATCTAACGCAGATTTCCCAAATGCTATATCACTTGCATCTCCGTCTCCTAGTTCATATTCATTGTGAATTAAATATGCCTTCATTTTTTACCTCAGCCAAAATTAATATCATGTAAATTCAAATTTTTCAGTTTTTCTAAAGCTTCAAAGAAAACATCTTTATTGATGTAGTAAATTCGATTTTTGATTTTGATTGTGTAAACTACAATTTTTTTATTTTTAATATCAATATTTAAGCCATTGATATCTGTTGCTTGCTTTTCGTATGTTCTGATAACACCGTCACTAGCGCTCCCCTTAAATTTAATTGTTTCAGTCATTTTGCATCCTTTCTAAAACGGCAAATCGTCATCCGATATGTCTATGGTGTCACCTGAGCTATTAAATGGGTCCTGGCTATTGTTGTCGTAGTTGGCACCATTATTGCTCTTGCTGTAATTACCGCTATTGCTGTTTGCATAACTGCAATTATTGTTATTCTGGCGGTCTTTTTTCGACTCCAGCAATGCAAAGTTATCAACAACCACCTCTGTTACATATACTCTCTTGCCGTCTTTATCATCGTAATTTCTTGTTTGAATTCGGCCGTCAATACCAACAAGTGACCCTTTAGACGTAAAATTACAGAAATTTTCTGCAGCTTTGCGCCAAATGACGCAGCTAATAAAGTCAGCACTTCTCTTACCATTAGCATTGGTATATTGACGATCAACTGCAAGGTTAAATGCTGCAACAGACAGCCCGCTCTGCGTTGTTCTTAATTCAGGATCACGTGTTAACCGCCCTGTTAAAACTGCTCTATTTATCATTATTTCTCCTTATTAAATTTGAATTTTGATAAATATTACCAACGATTTTGGGATACTTGTGATAAAATCCATTTTTATCATAGCCATCGAACAAATATTTGCTGAGATATTTTTCAAATGGTAAAACTATAAATCCACCTAACAAACTCGAATATTTAACTTCTAAAAATTCATCCACCCAATGATCAACAGCAGACATAATAATTCGATAATGCGTTGGCACACATAGAATATCTCCTTCATAAATATCTTTACCATTAGCGTCTTTTAACCCCGTATATTGCATAATAATTGGATCATCAATATATGTTTGACCGGAACGCAAATCTAAAACTTCGACTTGGCTCATCGTTTTAGTTTCCTTGTTCCATTTCCTAAATTTAAAAATATCTTCCATGCTTTTTTCTAACCTTTTTTAAAAATTATGCTCGGTGTGGTACACCTATTAACGTAGTTATATGTTTCTTTATCTACAAAAACTGTACAAATTGCATTATCTTCGTTAAAAGCATTAATCCAATGCATGCCGCTGTTCGTGCTTGCGCTGATTAACTTTACGAGTGGCAACGCAAGCCACTTTTTGCTGAGTTGATCCTGAAAAACCAACTGATCATCGACTACTTGCATATTTATCACCAAATTTAATCATCTTTATGTATATTTTCCTGTATATATTCAACAAGGAACTCTATCCCGTATCTTATAGATAGAGCTATAACGCTACCGTAAATTGGTATTGTCAGCCAAAAAACTATTTTCCAATGAAAATAAAAATAAATTGGTGGAATGATAAAAAAGAATGAATATGCTGCTACTAAAAATAAAGCTGCGCAAAGGTATAGTACATACCACGGTATATCTAATATAAATTCGATTAGTCTATCTAACTTTCTCCTTCTCTCTTCGATTTTTTCAACCCTTGCCTTAGCATCATGCCACATTTTATCTTCAACCACATAAAACCCTTGGGTAGTATCAAGAGCTACCGCTGGCACCCCATCTTCAGTTTCGATTTCAACTTCTCTTAAAATTTCTCGTTCAGCAAGACTACGTTTTCTGCCTTCAATGTCTTCAAAATTAATGTTTACAGCCATTAATTAGCTCCTTTTGATGAAAACTGACCATCGAGTGCTACCTCTTCGGTCTCCCAAAATAGGCTTTTGACCTATCACGTTAAAAACTTTGGTAAATGGTATTTGATTGTTAGACCATTTAAAAAGCAAAGTCCCTGTTGGTTTTAAAACTCTCATGCATTCGTCAAAGCCTGCCCTAATATAAGTTGACCAATCTTCAGGAAGGCAGCCATATTTAAGTTTTAGCCAACTATTTTCACCTGCGTGTATCAAATGTGGTGGATCAAAAATTACCAGTTCAAACTCATCATCTTTGAATGGCAGCTTCCTAAAATCTGCAATGATGTCAGGACTGACAACTATATCTCTGATATATTGACGATCTTTGACCTGATCCTTTTCGCTTCTATTGTCAATATATGTCGTATGTGGCTCGTGCTTGTCGTACCAGAACATCTTAGAGCCACAACATGCATCTAGTATCTTCATCAATCTGCTTCCTTTTGCTCACCAAGTGCCTGATCTATAGTCATTACCCTGCCATCATCCATATATTCTCTTTTTTGCCGAATGGATAGAATATGATATTTGTTTATAAAAATCTCACCTAGTTCACTCTCATCAACTTTTGCATATGGTTCTTTGCTTTTAATTAAATCGAGTGCGATATCACCTAGCACATCATACTGTGTCCGTCCATCATCCATTTTTATTATTGTTTTCAAATTACCACCCTAAACTTGTCCACCACATATATTTTTCAAGAACAATTGATCCAATGATTAAAATGAAGCCCACCGCTATCAATGCTAGTGCTATGCCAAATAGTAATTTTCTATCAGATTTTAAATCTAAAAGTATGTAGCCAATAACGCCGAATAAGAGACCTAAAGTTTCACATAGAAAATATATCCCCTTCATTAATTGATCCTTTCATTTGGCAACTTTTCAAAAAATTCGTTGTCCTTTAACTTGTACTCAGGTGGCACATGCCCCACATAGATAACTTTGCCATCCTTATTTTTCCTGTAAACTGCTCTTGCCATCTTTGATCTCCTCAACTGTAAAAATGCTGTCTATATTGATCAACACATTACCCTTTTTAACATCTGTTATTTCAATTATTTTTTCACCACTCAAATTTGCTTTCCGTATTAGTGTTTTAATGAAATTGTAGTTCTCTTTTGCACTGTACTGAGTAAGGCCGTCATTCATTTTGATTATTGTCATTTTGTTCCTCCTATTCTGAGACTTGTTCTACTTTTTTGGTTTCAGGGTTAATTCCAAAAAGATCTATTCCATCGTTGTCGTTATCGTCTTCGGGTTCAGCATCGGTATCGTCCGGAACATCGCCAATATCTACCGGTTCTTCTGGCTCTTCGGGCATCTGTTGTTTAAGGACTTCGTATAAGTCCTCGCTGAGGCCATAGACACTGCCATCTTTAGTTGTGGCCGTATAGATGGTTTCTCTATATCCATCAGCATTTATATCGTGCAATTTATCTAATTTTGCTATGTCATTAACCTCAAACTCACCGCCCAGCTCATCAATCAGTTCCAACTGGCTGGCCTCCAGATATACTGTGATCTTTCCGTCTGCAATGTCGTTAAGCTTGTCTAACGATAGATTGTCTGTCGTTGTCTTAATTTGGATTGTCACGCCCTTATCCTTTGTTTTAAAATTGTCCAAATCACCGTTAAATGTTATTTTCTTGCCGTTCATTTTTGTTTCTCCTCTAATTTTTCATATTCTTTTAGTAAATTATTCGCAATTTCTTTTGACGTAGTTAAAATTTTTAAAAATGATTCCTTGTACGCTTTTACTTCAATACTATTTTCAGGATTATCACCTAGCCTCATTGTTTTTTTATAAATTTCTTGGAATTTTTCTCTCGAGTCATATCCTAATAACTTGATAATTTGACTAGTAATAGAGATGGTTAAAAATGGCTTACATGAATCATTCAATTCATTGTTTCGATACTTTAAAACTACATTTGGAAAATTAATAAGCATCAACAACTCAACCATTTTTTCTAGGTATTCTGTATCTAGCTCGCCTTTGATGTATGGAACTGACACGCCAAAGTAGTCAGCTAATTTTTGCCAGGTTTCCGTCTTTGGCTTTTTTTGGCCAGTTTCGAAATAGTGTATAGCCTGATTGCTAACACCGACCTTTTTTGCAACTTCAACCTGAGTTAGCCCTTTACTTTGTCGCAATTCTTTAATTCTGTTCATTTTTTCAGTTCTCCGTTACGCCATTTCCCCTAGCATTACATTTTACGTAAAAGCTTTTCTTTGCCATAGCTATAAATCGTGTCATTTAACTCGCCAACCTTATCGCTCAGTTCTTCGATGCTTTCCGCAACACGTATCAGATTGGCAGCAGTACATAACTGTGCCATCGCAGATACTCTTGGAGAAGCTGAATCATCATAATCTCCGTATGAATAGTTAGTTTTAAAATTTCCAAACTTTTTTTGAGCTGCTTCCTTAATTTCCTTACGATATTGACGTTCACCTGCGCTTAAGTAATTAGTGTTGCCATTTAAATAGCTTTTAGGAACGCCCAAACGAATTGCTACTTTTTCCTCTCTGTCTTTCCCTTCACGATTTATCCAGTCTTTGTATGATTCAATAGTTATTCCGAGTAATTTGGCTATTTCTTCACTACTGATGCCCTGCTCTTTTCTAACTTCGTCAACTCTATTCATGTTTAATCCTCCATTAAGTCCATTTGCTCTAAAGTTGGTCTTATTCCATCTTTTGCCAGTAGGTCGTAAATAAATTTCTTGCCTTTTTGCGTCCACTTGAGATTGTTATGCATACCCTGCTTGCCACCATTTTTATAAGTAAATGGCTCGTATTGGGTATAGCCATGGTTAGCATAGTCGCGATATACTACCCAGACTTTGCGATGTCCACTGCCTTGTTGGTAGATAATGCCACGCTTATGCAATTCCTGATTAAGTTTGGCAGCACTCCAACCGTAGTCTTTAGCGATTTCTGTTGTTGTCATTAAACCAGGGTTCCTCATTTGTGAGTTAAAATAATCAACTTTTGGCTTTTGCTTTTCTAGTTGCTCTGCTTGTTCGGTAGCAAGCTTTAAGGCACCTGCAAAGGTAGTCGGAATATTCCATTCCTTGTAAACCATCTCAATGCGACTGTTTTCTCTTTGCTTCATACGGTTAAACAATGTCACATATTCAGCAGTGAACTGATTGCCCTTTTTGCCTGTCAGCTTGTTTGCTACAAATTCGCAACCTTGTCTAGTTAACAAGTAGCAAGGTCTAATTTGATTGTTTTTGTCTGTGTACGTTGACTTGATGAAAAAATCAGACGAAACATTGCTATTATTGACTTTTCGAGCCGAATCCAATTTTGGATCGGGCTCATGATCATCTATATCTCTGATATATCTGTCGATATCTCTGCTCAGGTGTGCGTGAGATTTGCCAATCATATTGGCCACATCACGACTATCTATTACCTCTTCACCATTAAATGTAAATAACTGGACGTCTTGCATTACTGTCACTTTCTTTCTCTAATTCCACGAAGAATTTGTGTAATTCTTTTAGTTGTTCTTTTTCTCGTCTGTCAAATGCACCTATGCCGTTTATACAGTCATAGTTAAATCTCTCTACTGCTCGTTTCTGGAACATCCTGTTGTAGATAGTGTCCCAGTCACTAGCTTTCTCTGTGGTTTTAATGCGTGTCATTATAGATATCCCAAACAATGCTATATCCATCGTCAATAGTTTTTTCGATAAAGCTCATTTGTCTTTTAAAAAGCTTCATATTGAGTTTTTTCTCAAGAACCTTATAAGGCAATTCCAACTTTTGAGCTATTTCCTTTACTTGATCTGTGTAAATTGAATTTTGGTCAGTAAAATACGCAACAACTGCATCAGTCAATAAACTACGTACTTTTATTTTTGTTTCATCACTGAGGTTATTCATTTTGCTCTCTCCCTAAATTCTCGGCCTTTTATCTGTTATTTTCGAAAAATCGATAACCTTGCGCCGATCACTCTCTTGCATTCTGCTTACTAGCCGTGAGTGATAAGTTCTGTATAGCTCGTCCAAGCTAAGATTAGTCGTCGTAATGATCCGTTGGTTACTTTCGTAAATGTCGAATATGGTGTCCTGCACAAAGCTGGTAGCCATATTGTTGGCGCTCTCTGCCCCCAAGTCATCCAGTACAACTAGGTTAGCTTTACTGACAACATCGGTTACGTGCTTAGGCGACCAGATTCCTGTTTTATCCGTAAACCAGTTCTTCATCTCCCGAATTAGCTTGTTTACGCTAATAAACAGACATCTAACCATTGGATCTGCATTATCGTTAACTGCGTTCAGGATAGCCATAGCAAGATGTGTTTTTCCTGAGCCTGCATTGCCGTAAAAGATACAGTTACCTTTTGCATTTGGATGTCTAAGATAGCCTTTTGCTATGTCATACGCACTGCTTTTAGCCAGATACTCAAATGTTTTAGGCTGAGCTTTAAAATTTTGGAACGTATAATTAAAAACTTCACCCCGATCGACTAGTGACTGCCTCTTAAGATAGCCTCTAGTTTGGTTTATCTTCAGGTTTTGAGCCATTTTCTTTATCTCTGCCTGGTTTTTTTCGTACTGGCATTGCTCGCAGAAAGGCTTCATTTTTTTAAAGCCATCTAGATAGACCAGATGTGTATTTGGATGTCTAGGACAAGTCTCGGCTGTTTTTCTTAAGCGATGGTTAATCATCGTTACTGTCTTGCCATTAATTTTCATAGCTCCTCCTGTCTAAAAGGGTAGGTCATCTTCATCCACACCATCCATTGTCCCGTTAGCGTAAGCTTCTTCCCCGAAGTCCGCATGTGCTGGCACACTGGGCGCTCGCTCATTAAGGTAGCTCTCAAACTTGGTGCCAAATAACGTTTGTGGACGCAGATATTTGCTCATTTTCTGGTCTTGCGACCAACTGAACACCTTGTTGTCTATTACTCGCTTGAAATCGTCTAATGTGTAGCCCTCTTTCACTCGTGCATCAATTAGTCGTTTGTTGATAGCAGAGCTTGCTTTGTATCTAGCGCCAATCTTTTCGTTAAGATAATCAATAACATCATTGTGGATAGACCTAGGTTCTGCTTTAGCTGAACTATCTATATCTTTATCTGTAGTATTCTCTGTGTAATCTCTGGTATAGGTCTGCTCATTTTGAGCAGCTCCATCTGCTCGTTTTGAGCAGCTCGTCTGCTCATTTTGAGCAGATCGTCTGTCAATTATGTCATTCAGTCTTTTCTCATCGATTGAATACCATTTTGTTTTGTCAAAACCTGCTTTGTTATAGTTGCCAGTAATTACTACGCCCATTTTTTCTAACTTTTCAAACAGTCGTCTAATAGTCGCAATTGTAAAAAACGGAAAACTATCTTTTTGCCAATTTTCATAGGTGTTGTATACCCAACGTCTTCCGTTAACAGTTTTAGCTGCTTTGGAATGCAACCAGTAGTTAAGTTGTTGAGCTACCACTGCTTCTTTAAGTCCGATAGCTACTGCAACATCTGTATCAACGATTACCGGATGTTTACTGTAGAGCCATGTTGCTTTCATGAGATCACTTCCCCACTTTTGCAGGTGATCCAAGCCAGTTCTTATACAGCTTGCGATGGTATATTTCTGCGTAAATTTCTTTGTTTTTTCCTGTTAATTTCTGCAATGTGGCTGCGCTATCCTGATTACCTGCTACTGCCTCTGCTACTACTTGAACGAGTTTTACAGGTCCTTTTTCGTCCGTTATTTCGTATTCTAATAATTGCTTTTCTGTGTGCAATTTAGGAGACTGACTATTAGGCTTTTTAGCTGTGCCATTAGTTCTACCTACATAGCCACCATTTGGATTACTATCCTGTGTGTCTGGATCCTCATCCTTGTCGGTAATGTTAAATAATTGTTTATAAAAATATTTCTGAGCACTTGTGCAAGCTTTTTGTACAGCTTTTTCACCAGTGTCTGATCCAGCTCCTGGCATTGCTCCTATCAATGTTTCAATTCCGTCTGTAATCGTAAATGTTCCCTGAACGTAAACGAAGTTGTTAATACCGCCCTTTTGAGTTTTCTGCTGTTCCTTATCAATGACTTTGAAATTTGGAATAATAGAAAATTTATTATCTGAAATCACTCTCTGAACTGCGGCTTTTATGGCAGCTTCAGATTGAAATGAATAACGTTGATAGTTGTTGTTCCCGTCTTTCGCTATTGCTCCAATGTCTTTATTGGCTTTAGCAATCTTTTCGGCTAGAGAAACATAATTCTTTGGCTTTGTATTTTCTTCAGTCATCAGCATTACTCCATTTCTGAGCTAGTCCTTGCTTGTATATCTCTTTAATCGCATCATCAATTACATTGTTAAGTACATTGATAATTGCTTCTTGTGTAGTTCCGTGATAGCCTTCGGGGAAGCCTTGCTTAAGCCCTTTAAGCATATCAATTCCCTTTTTAGGGCTAGGTAACGTTCTTGCTTCGTTGACTAATGCTGTGGTGTACATTTTAGCCGCTTGATCAAGTTCATCTTCCCAATTAAGAAAGTCGTTCATCACAAAGCCTCTCTTTCTTTATCAGTTATTTCGTGCCCGTCAAAGTAGAACATTGCTAAGTCGTACCACCATTCTCCATCGGGGTCGTCCCACCAATCAGAAAAGTCTTGCAACATATCCTCGTATGTTTGCATTCCTCTGGGATTCTTTGGCGAGTAGCCAACTGCTTCAGTATATTTTTTTAGATCGTTCATCAAAAATGCTTGTGCTACCACAAAGTCCCTTGCTGTGTCGTAGTCGCAGCCATATTCGCCATAAGTGGCTAAGCCACCATTAGCTTCTGTTCCAATACACTCCATAATGTGTTATAATCTCCTTAGTATTCTTTTTTAAAAAACCTTATTTTTAGGTCCGATTGTCGTCGGGCTTTTTTTCTGCCAAAAATCCGATTTCGTTTGTTTCTTTAACTTCCTGGGTTTCATCATCTCCTTCGCTTATTGATTTAATGAACTTACTAATTTCTTCAGGTTTACCGATAATAGTTAATCTCATGGCTATTTCTTTTCTTTCAAATGGTGCCTGGCAGAAAGGGCGGTAAACTTAGGATGTAGATCCCTAATGCTAGCCCAGCAATTGCTAGAAGCAATGATGCGATTAATAGTCCTTTGCTTCTCGGACAAGTACCGAAACCTGCGTATAATATGTGCTGCCATTTAATCAATATCCTTTCTACTATTGGGGTAACTTTGCGTTCCAATCTATCTCACCTCGGTGCTTTTCCATCCATTCCGCAGCCGGTTTTTCAAAAATGATAGTCTTGCTACCCTCTTCCGTTCTTCGTGGGTTAACTACCCAGCCACCGTTTTTAACGTTAACTTCTGGAAACTCGTCAAAAATAAATAATCTAATCCAGTTAGGAGCTTTCTTACCGCAGTACTTTTCGGAAAATTCCTTCATCTTGATAGTTTTTCCAACTAAAGACTCTGCGGGGACGTAACCCCGTTTTTCCATTATTTGGTCAACAACACCAGTCAAGGTTTCAACCGGTATTGGCAAATCTAATACTTCAGCCATAACATTTCCTCTTTTCTATTTATCAGTAATATCTAGAATCTTTTTCATCTTGTCTCTAAGCTTTCTGGACATTGGAGAAGTATCTCCCTTGATAGCCCGGTTAACCTGTTGTGGTCCGGTGCCTAGCTTAGTAGCCATCTCGCGTTGATTAATCTGATGCTCTAATAGGGCAACTTTGAATCTAATTTCACACTTTTTGGCATTCTCTTCCAAAGACTGATCAAGCATAAATTCCACCTTCTTTTTTGTTATTTCTTCATCAAGTTCTTGCATTAATTTAGACAATTGTCTATAATTAACGTATGACAAATAAAAGAAAAAGTTTGCTTTATCAATTAAAAGACCAAAAATATAAATTGATAGGCTTGTTTTTTCTTGCTTAATTACTTGATGATTTAATAATAAGCTATTTGTCTAAATTAGTCAAGACGATTGTCTAAATTTTGGAGAAATAAACATGTCGCTTATAGATAATATTAAAATGTTGGCTAAACAACACGGATTAAGCCTTTTACAATTAAATGACCAAGCTCATTTAGGGAAAAATGCCATTTATAAATGGAAAAAGCAGCGTCCAAGTGTTGAAAATTTGGAAAAAGTAGCAAGTGTATTACATTGCTCTGTAGATGATCTAATTAATGATCCGACCGACAAAGTTAATAAAACTATTAATAATTTTCACGAGGCGCAATATACAGTTCATGAGAACACAAAAGATGCTTTGTCTAAAGTTCTGCACTCTTATCCAATAGGTGAAAGCCCCCTTCAACCTGCTAATGACCAGGAATTTAAAAAGCATACCCAGTCTAAACCACATAACTATCAGGTTAGAGTACCAATTTTGGGCAATATTGCCTGTGGTGAGCCGATTTTTGCCGAGCAAAATGTTGTAGGATATCGTGATCTAACATTTGACCATGTACCTTCTAATAAGCTGTTTATGCTGTATTGCAAAGGCAATTCCATGCAGCCTTTAATTCCAGACGGATCATTAGTAACGTTGGTAAGACAACCAACTGTTGAAAATGGTGATTTAGCAGCTGTTTTAATAGATGATGAAGCTACAATTAAACGCGTAAAGTTTGCAGGAGATGAAGTTATCTTAATTCCTGAAAATAATGCTTATGATCCGATCGTATTAAATAAAGATAAGCCAGGAAAAATTCTAGGCAAAGTAGTGCATGTTGAATACGATGTTTCCTAGTTATTGCTAAAACTGATTAAATAGGCTTTTAAGAACTTCTAAAAAGTAGTACATTTTAGTTAACTAATAAATGTATTAATTTAGGAGGAAAAAATGAACAAAACTAGAAAGCCATTTTATAAAAAAATATGGTTTTGGATAATTACAATATTAGCTTTATTTATTTTAATTGATGGTGCTTACGGTGCAGGAAAAAGTTCGAATGATTCTGATAATACTAAGACTGAACAAAAATCTGAAAATAAAACTACTGAGGAATCAGATGATACCAATGACGAGAAAATTTATACTGGTGAACGTGGCGATCAAATATCAATGGACAATCTTGCCATTCTTCAGGCTTACTACAAAATAAAATTGGGCGATCTTATGAAAAGCGGTCAGGACGGAACAACTTATAAAAAAGTAAAGCATATATTTAATTCTGAACCGTCCGATACCTCTTCAAGCGAAACCTCTGGTGTAAAAACTGAACTTGCCATTTGGAGATATGAGGATGTTACTATAACTGTTACTTTTGTAAATAATCATGCTGTTGGCAGCGCTGAAACAGGTTTACGTTGGAAAAGAGCAAAGCCTACGTTTACTAAAAAAACCTACAACAAGCTATCAGGTGACCTTAACAGCGAAAAAGCTTATAAAAAATTTGGTATTCCAGATGAAGTTACTCAAATGCTAATATTTGGTAGTTATAAAACTAAATTTACCTGGTTTACCGGACTAAAAGGCAGCTTGGGAGCAAATGTATCATTAGACTTTACAGGCGATAGTTTGACCGGTAAATCTCAATATGGTTTGAAATAATTTATAATTTTGGAAAAATAAAAAAGCTACTAAGAATACGCTTGGAAAACAAATTCTTAGTAGCTTAAAAACAACAGGGTTATGCCCTTTTGCATACCCTATTATAGCATAGGAGATAAAATTTAAAATGGCTTATATAAAAAAACGTGGTAAATCTTGGCAAGCTCAAGTATCTTGGTACGATGAACAAAATAATCGTAAATATAAGACTAAAAGCGGCTTTGCAACAAAGATGCAAGCTAAAAAATGGGCTAATGAATTTGAAGTAGCCAAAGATAAAAATTTAATATCGGATCAAGATCCAACTTTTGCTGATTACTTTGACGAGTGGTATAAACGCTATAAAGCACCTGGAAAATCCAATAGCACTAAAAGGCGTTATCGTAGAGCCTATGATCTTATTAAAGAAAATTTTGGTAATATAAAGTTGTCTAAAATGACCAGGGCACGTTATCAGGACTTTTTTAACTCATATGGCAAAACACATGCCAAAGTAACCGTTCAGAAAACAAATGGAACAATTCGTAGCTGTGTCAAAGATGCCATCAGTGAGGGTCTAATAACAACCAATTTTACAGATAGAATTAACTTAACCTGGAATTCTGAACGTACGCGTAAAATAGACTATCTAAATTTTAAACAAGTTCAAAAACTAAAAGAGTCACTACTTGATGGTCTAAATACTCGTTATACAAGCAGATATATGTTATTAACTATTATCTATACCGGTATGCGTCCAGGTGAAATAAAAGTCCTTACGTGGCACGATATTGATTTTAAAAATAAAACAATAACAATAAATAAGTCATGGGACTACGACAATAAAAATATTGTCAACTATGATTCAAATGAAATTAACAAGAGCACAAAAAATATTTCTTCGACCAGAATAATTAAAGTTGATCAAAAATTACTCGATATTTTAAACAAATTAAAAGTAAATAACCATGAAAGAATTTTTATCGACAATAGAGGAACCATTCCTACTTCAAATGCCGTAAATAAAACTTTGCGACAACATTTAGCAAAAATCGGTATAAATAAAAAAGGCTTCCATTTTCACAGTTTACGGCACACTCACGTGGCTTTATTATTATTTAAGGGAGTTGACCTATATTCTATTTCTAAACGTTTAGGGCACGCAAATATGAGTATTACGGCAGGTGTTTATGCATACATGCTTGATGAGCTCAAACAGAAATCTGATCAACAAATTGTAAAGATACTTGATGAAATTTAG